CGGCTGACCACCAATCCGCTAAAGGCGGTGTCGGAGGTCGGAAGCAATGCAGCAGCGGCGTCGACCGGAAGCGCGGATCCTTCGGCATATCTCAAAGCGCGCACAGCGAATGAAGTGATCAAGGCGCAGCGCAACCAGCTGCTGCTCGCTCGCCAGCGCGGCGAACTGGTCGAGCGTGCCAAGGCGGAGGCGCTGTTCTTTAAGCTGGCGCGACAAGAGCGGGACGCTTGGGTCACGTGGCCGTCCCGCGTGGCTGCGCTGATGGCGGCGGAGATCACTGCGCAGATCGAGAAGGAGACAGGCAAGAAGGTCGTGATCGATCCGGGCTTGGCGCAGAGGATTTTGGAAGACCATGTGCGCAGCAATCTCGAGTCCCTCGCTGACCCGGTCGCCAAGCTTGGGGCCTGACGATTGGAGCTTCGAGGGAGGCGCTGGGCTTCTGGCTGCATTCCGACGCGGGATCCGGCCCGACCAGCTGCTGTCCGTCTCGGAGTGGGCGGACGAGCATCGCTTTCTCGCAGCCAAGGCAGCAGCGGAGCCCGGCAAATACCGGAGCGCGCGGACGCCCTATCTGCGCGAGATCATGAACGCGCTTTCGCCCGCTCATCTGGCGCAGCGCGTGACGTTCATGAAGGGTGCACAGATCGGCGCCACAGAGGCTGGCAACAACTGGATCGGCTTCGTGATCCATCACGCGCCGGGCCCGATGCTGGCTGTGCTGCCGAACGTCGAGCTGGCCAAGCGAAACTCGCGCAGCCGGATTGATCCGCTGATCGAGGAAAGCCCGGTTCTGCGCGAGCTCGTGAAGCCAGCACGCTCGCGGGACGCTGGGAACACGATGCTGTCGAAGGACTTCCCCGGCGGCGTCCTGGTGATGACGGGCGCGAACAGCGCGGTTGGCCTGCGGTCGATGCCTGCACGATACCTCTTCCTCGACGAGGTGGACGGGTTTCCGACGTCGGCTGACGATGAGGGAGATCCGGTTGCGCTGGCGGAGGCGCGGACTTCGACCTTCGCGCACCGTCGAAAGATATTCATGGTATCGACGCCGACCGTGCGAGGCGTCAGCCGGATCGAGCGCGAGTTCGAAGCCAGCGACCAGCGGCGCTACTTCGTGCCGTGCCCGCATTGTGGCCACATGCAGTGGCTCGAGTTCGAGCGCCTGCGCTGGGAGAAGGGACGACCTGAGACAGCGACGTATCTCTGCGTCAAATGCGAGACGCCGATTGAGGAGCATCACAAAGCGCGATTCCTTGAGCACGGTGAATGGCGGCCGACGGCGGTTTCTACCGACCCGAAGCACGTCGGGTTTCACCTCTCGGCGCTCTACTCACCGATCGGCTGGGAGTCGTGGCAGAACATCGCGCGAAAGAAGGAAGCTGCAAAAGGCTCGGACGCAGCGCAGCGCGCCTTCGCGAACACAGTGCTGGGAATATCGTGGACTGAGAGCGGCGACGCGCCGGAATGGGAGCGCCTGCAGGATCGGCGCGAAACTTACGGTGGCGCGGATATTCCGGAGCGAGGCCTGTTCCTGACTGCCGGCGTCGATATCCAGGCGGATCGTTTCGAGATCGACGTTTGGGCCTGGGGACGCGATCTGGAAAGCTGGCTGATCGATCATCGCGTGATCGAGGGCGGACCGAAGCGTCCTGAAGCATGGGACGAGATCACGACAGTTCTTGGCGCGTCGTGGCAGCACGAAAACGGCGCGTTCATGCAGATCGCGAAGCTGGCGATCGACACAGGCTACGAGACTGCTGCGGTCTACGGCTGGTCGCGCAAGCAGGGGTTTGCGCAGGTCGCACCGATCAAGGGTGTCGAGGGCTTCAACCGGTCGGCACCGGTCTCTGGCCCGACGTTCGTGGACGCCACGATCGGCGGCAAACGACTGCGGCGCGGCGCGCGCCTCTGGACCGTCGCGGTGTCGACGTTCAAGCAGGAGACCTATCGCTTTCTGCGGCTTGAGCGTCCTGCAGACGAGCAGCTGGCTGCAGGCGCACCATGGCCGCCCGGCTACGTCCATCTGCCCGAGTGGGCGGACACGGAGTGGATGAAACAGCTCGTTGCAGAGCAGCTGGTCACTGTCCGGAACAGACGCGGCATTGGACGCCTCGAATGGCAAAAGATGCGCGAGCGGAACGAAGCGCTCGACCTGCGTGTCTATGCGCGCGCCGCTGCATGGATCCTTGGCGCGGATCGATGGAGCGAGGAATCGTGGCGCACGCTCGAGACGCAAGCCGGCGTCGAGACACTCGCGAAACAAGAAGATCCGCAGAACACGGGGCAGACCGCTCCGACGGCTGGGTTGCTGACGACGCCGCGGCGCAGTCGCAAGCGGACAAGATAGGAAGCAGCATGACGATCGAGCAGATGAACGTGAAATTAACAGCGCTGAAAGCTGCACGCTACGCCGGCGTCCGCAGCGTCAGCTATGAGGGACGCTCGATCACGTATGGGAGCGACGCGGAATTGAAGGCTGCGATTTCCGATCTGGAATCAGAGATCGCGAATTTTGATAAGCCGCGCTCCCGCATGTCTCGCACCTACGCTGGGAAGGGTCTCTGACATGACGTGGCGTAAAAAACTCGGCGCGATAATCGCAGGCCAGCCGACGACACTCTGGACCGGTGGCTTCGAGGGCTCGCAGGGATCGGGACGGCTCCGGCAATTCAGGCCTGCGCGCGCGCACGTGAATACACTGCTGGCGGCGGCGGGGCCCGACATGAATGCGCGCGCCAGGTGGCTGGTGCGCAACAACGGCTATGCAGCGAACGCCATCGAGAGCTGGGCCGGGAACGCGGTGGGCAATGGCATCAAGCCGGTTCTGAAGTTGGAGGACAGCGACACCAAGGAGCGGCTGCACGAGCTCTGGCTGGCATGGACAGACGAAGCCGACGCCGAGGGCATCACGGACTTCTACGGCCTGCAGCGCCGGGCTGCGCGTGAGGTCTTCATGTGCGGAGAGGTCTTCATCCGGTTGCGGCCGCGCCGCGCCGAGGACGGTCTCCGAGTGCCACTGCAGCTCCAGATGCTGCCGGCCGAAATGCTGCCGATGAATGCCACGCAGATCGCGCAGAACGGAAATCGCATTCGCCAAGGGATCGAGTTCGACCTGGTCGGACGCAGGGTGGCATATCACTTCTACCGTCGCCATCCCGGCGATGTGACGGAGCAGGATTTTACAGGGGAGACGACGCGCGTCCCTGCATCGGAAGTGCTGCACATCATCGATCCCGTCGAGGCGGGCCAGCTGCGCGGGATCTCGAAGTTCGCACCAGCGATCGTCAAGCTGTTCCTGCTGGACCAGTACGATGATGCGGAGCTTGACCGAAAGAAAGTTGCGGCGATGTTCGCAATGTTCGTCACGTCGCCTGCTCCAGAAAGTCCGCTGGCGGCTGCTGAAGAGGACATCGAACTTTCGCCCGGGCTGGTGACGCGACTGGATCCCGGCGAGGACGTGACCGTGGGCCAGCCAGCCGACTCGGGCGGTACCTATGAGCCGTTCCAGTACCGCACACTTCTGCAAGTCTCGGCCGCGCTGGGCATCCCTTATCCCTACCTCACCAACGACATGGTGAAGGGGAATTTCTCGAACTCGCGCCTGGCGCTGATCGAATTCCGGCGTCGCGTCTCTGCGTGGCAGCACGGCGTCATGGTATTCCAGATGTGCCGGCCGATCTTCACGCGCTGGCTGGACGTCGCGAGCTTCTCGGGCGCGATCGCATTGCCGAGATACGAGCAGGAGCGTGCGAAGTACCAGCGTGCGGACTGGCTGCCCACCAAATGGGATTGGGTCGATCCGCTCAAGGACGCGAACGCCGAGCTGGCGCAGATCGAGGGTGGTCTGAAATCACGCACTCAGGCTATCGCAGAGCGTGGCTATGACGCAGAAGCGGTGGATCGCGAGATTGCAGCGGAGCGTGCGCGCGAGCGAGAGCTTGGTCTGGACTTCCGCAGGCCCGGGTCGCCGCAGGGCGCAGCGTCCGCACCCGGCGGCGCGTCCGGATCGGGTGGCGCAGCTGATCCGAGCGGCGAGCCAGATACCGACGACAGCGACAGTGACCAGACCAATGACGCGCCCCAGCGCGGGACCGAGGAGTGACCAAGATGACTTCCCCGCAGATAGCGCAGCGCGCTTTCAACACGCCGCTGCTCGTCCAGCCAGCAAAGGCGATGGCGTTCCTCGCCGGGATGGGGACGCGGATCACTGGCAGCGATGTTCGCTTCGAGAACTTCACGATCGAGCCAGATGCTGTCGCGCAAGCGTCGCTCCCTGCGCGCGCCGGTGTGATAGGCAACGACGTCGCGGAGCGATATCAGCGGAACGGGCGACGCCCATTCGTCGTGAAAGACAACGTCGCGTTGATCGAGGTAACTGGCACGCTCGTGCATCGCGGCGCGTGGCTCGGATCATCTTCGGGCGTCACGTCCTACGAGGGTCTGGCGGCGCAAGTGAAAGCCGCCGTCGAGGACCCATCGATCCGGGGCATCGCGCTCGAGATCGACAGCTTCGGCGGCGAGGTCGCGGGTGCGTTCGACCTGGCCGACGCGATCCGATCGGCGCGCGCTGCGAAGCCGGTCTACGCGTTTGTGGGTGAGCACGCATTCTCTGCAGGCTACGCGATCGCCAGCCAGGCGGATCGGATCATTGTCCCGCGCACTGGCGCGGTCGGCAGCATCGGTGTCGTCGTGATGCACCTGGACATGAGCCGTCGCATGAAGGGCGACGGACTCGCGGTGACGCTGATCCACGCAGGCTCGCACAAGGTCGACGGCAACCCTTACGAGCCTCTGCCGCCTGAGGTCCGCGACGATATACAGGCTGAGATTGAGGCTGTGCGCGACCTGTTCGTCGAGACGGTCGCGCTCGGCCGAGGCTCGCGACTGAGTGCACAGGCAGCGCGCGCGACAGAAGCGGACAGCTATCGCGGCGCTGCTGCGGTTGCTGCGGGCCTGGCCGACGAAGTGTCGGACCTCTCCAGCGCTTTCGAGCGCTTTG